TGGTTTCATGGAATTTACTTGTTGCTCGCTTGTTTCTAATGGTGCAGTTTCTCAGCATGGTTATTTGCACGTTGCAAGTAACGGCACAACTCCGAGAATTTTACCAGTGGCAGGAGTAAGTTACCCGATAATTTCAATAAGAAAGCAAGCAGGCAAGACAGACATACCTATTCAGATATTAGATATGAATGCCTTTTCAACTTCACAAGATGATTTCATTGTTCAGGTCATACATAAACCAACCCTAATAGGGGCGGTATGGGTTCCAATACCTAATTCATTTTGCGAAAGAGATGCAAGTGCGACTGCATGGACTGGTGGTGATGTGGTCGCAGAATTTTATATGAAGGGCAATTTGCAGGCTTCTGAAAAATTAGAGTTATTATCTAAGTTTTGGGATTTATTTCTAGGAAATGATTTTGACGGCAATTCTGAAATCATGAGCATGACATCAATTCCTTTAACTAATAATGCTTCTCTTTATGGGATTATTTCTTTTAAGGAGTATGAATGAAATTAAAAAGATCATACTCAGACTTTCTAAATATTGTTCAAGCAAGAGGTCTCCAAATTCTATTGGGAGATTCAAGACTTGATGCTTATCATATTCTTGCGATTGATGGTCAGATTAATTTTGAGTGTTTTATTGCAAAAGATGGCAGTGCAGATCAAGTTGATTTCGAAACAAATCACCTCCCATTTGTAACCACCAGAATTTCGAGTGACCCAGATTGGGACGATATTCAAACAACTAAACCAACTAATTACACGACTCTTCATTCGTACTATAAAAATTCAATTCTAGTCATGACAGTATTGACCACCTACGAAACCCCTGCAAGATCATTTGTTACAAGGGTTCAAAAAACGAGGATTTGATGTGGGATTTTGACCCTTCATTGATTATACTTGTCTGGAAACAAACGCCCGATCAGATGATTGATATTTCTATTTTAGATTTGGGTTCGGGCGGTGACTTGCAAATTGACTTCGGTTCGAGAGAGAATGAATTATCTACTATCGACCAAGGGAACAGATTAAGTGGGAATATTTAAAGCACCAAGAATTTCATCAAGCGAAAGGGAAAACTTATTGTTGTCCATTTCGGAAGTTGTTTATGATTTAACAAATGGTCTCTTGTATACTGGCGACGGGGAAACTTTAGGCGGTGTTCCAGTTGGATCAGGTGTAGGCAAGAAAACCTATAAGTTCGTTATTACCGCACTAGACATCTCAAACAAACAAATAACTTTAAACTCAATTCCTCCGTTTCCGAGTGAGGTTGAGCTTGAGTTCGTCGGTGGAATAACGCAGTTAAATGGGATAGATTATCAAATCACAAATAATGTCTTGCATTGGAACGGGCTTGGGCTTGATAATTTCATTGAGGAAAATGACACCCTCATAATTCATTACTAAACCATAGGAAGGTAACAAATGGCACAACAATTACAAAAAAAGTTTATTGGCAATGACCAAGTGGACGGGTCGAAACTATTATTACTCAACGGTCAAACAATTAGAAAACTCGACGGTTCTGGTGTTGAGTATGATGTTGTTGCAGACATCGAAGGTAAAATAACTGCGGAAGAATCAAGAGCGTTGGCCGCAGAAAGTGCATTGGCTTCTGACATTGCAGATGTAAACACTAGAGTTGATAACGTATTATCAAACGTTGATGGTGTTGCTCTTAACTCTTTATCTGAAATCGTTACAGCATTTCAACAAGCAGACAGTGACCTCAATGGTGCAATCACCCTTTTAGCTTCTGACCTCGACACAAGAATTGATGGTGTTGATGCAACGGTTGCAGGGATTGATGGCAGACTAACAACTGCAGAAGGAAACATTTCTAACCTTCAAAGTGAAAAGGTAAACAAGTCAGGCGACACAATGTCTGGCATCTTGAGAGTTGAAGACAACGTTAATAACCAAAACTACACACAAGTTGAATTTGGTTCGATAATGTTAAACGGTTCAGACCTTGGCTCTGGTGATAATTTTAATGGCACATTTAATGGTGGTTCAATTGTTCTTGAAAAAGAAAATGCAGGAGTAATTTACCACGCAGAAGTTAATTTTGATTCAATGATTTTAACTTATGATGACGGTGTAAATGGCCCTGTTCCTGCCATGCCAACAATGCCAGAAATGCTTACAACTAAAGCATACGTTGACCAAGAAATTTCTGCCCTTTCATCTGGTGGTGTTGCTTCTGTTCAGTCTGAATTAGATGCCACTCAAGTTGGAGCAGGTCTTGGAACAGATGGTTCTTATACTGCACTAGTTGGTTCAAATTATCTTGGCTCTGCAGTTTCTCTAAAAGATGCTGACTCAAAACTTGATGCACAAATTAAAGTTGTTGCAGATGGTTTGGCTCAGGAAATTCTTGACCGTATTGCAGATGTTGATGCCGAGGAATCTAGAGCTTTATCTGCAGAAGGTCTTTTGCAGAGTGATATTAATGCGGTCGCATCTGATCTTGCTCAAGAAATTTTGGATAGAATAGCCGATGTTGATGCAGAAGAAACAAGAGCAATTAACGCAGAAAATGCTTTAGATGCAAGAGTTTCTACTTTAGAAAATGCTCTTGAGCCAGTTTGGACAAGACAAAAATTTGACCTAACCGCAACGAACATTTCTAACGGTTATGTCGATCTTGCACAAAATGCAATTGATGAATCTATCCATGCTTTTGTTGATAGACTTGCGATTCACCAAGGTGAAGACTTTACAGTTTCAGTTGTTGGCGGTGTTACTAGAATCACATTTGCAGGTGATCTTGTTTCTCCTGGCCAATCACAATTAGATGCTAACGATAACATCTATGTTCGTTACCAGTATTTAGCTTAGTAATTAATTTAATGTGGGGGCAGAAATTGCCCTCACTACTTTAAGAGGTGTTATGCCTTTAGATATTCGAGGGAAGTTTATTGATGGCGAGATGACAACCGATGCGGAGTTATCTGCAGTTGAAACAAGTCTTCAAAATCAAATCAATGATATTCTTTTAAAGTTACCTGACCCAGAGCTTAAATTTGTAAATAATAAGAATGATCTACCAACTGCGGTAAATGGAGTCATCACTCTTGCAGATAATGTTACTTACTTTATTACTAAGACAATTGACCTAACAGGTGATCGACTTGTCGGTGGACAGAACACGACTATCATCGGTGGAAGCTCAGAGAATTGTTTTTTAATCTCAACGGGATTAGATGCAAATACTGCACTCTTAAGTTCTGCTTGGTCTATTCCAATCAGGAATATTTCTATAACTCATGGGACAGCATTAAATCTTGATGCTACTGGCAATGCAAATCAGGCTATAGATTGGTTCGGGGTGAATTTTACTAATTGTAATTCAAGTAATGGCGGTTCTGGTGTTGGAACAATAAAAAGTTATAGTAATTTTATTATGAGTGATTGTGCATTATTAAATTCATCTGGAATGACGTTCGATGGAACTATTGGAACAGTAGGTTTTCAGCAATGTCTATTTTCTGGTGTAGCAGGGCAAACAACTCTAAATTTTCCAAGCACATTAACAATTACTAGAAGGATAAGAGCTATCTATTCTTCCTTCGTGGCTTTTGGTGGAGCTACTGCAATAAATGTTGATGTAAATGCCGTGGTACCAGTCGAGGGTTACATTCTGGACACCATCAATTTTAGCGGAGGGGCAACCTACACGGCAGGTGTGCAATACACGGACAATAAAGCTCTATTCTCAAACTGTAAGGGCGTAGGCAATAGTGCAGAAATTGGGCAGATGTATTACACAAACAACACTACTCAAAACCCAATCGCCACAACAAACGTCTTCGAAAAAATACTTGGCACAACTACTCCATCAACAATTAACCAAAAATTTGACCACACAAATAATAGATTAACTTATACAGGTGGAATTGTTAGGGCATTTAGAGCGACTGCTTTTTGTTCTGCTCAAGCAATTACTACAAACGCCACGACAATACTTATTAGAATTGCTAAAAACGGAACTACAATTGCAGAATCAGAAGCACAGGCAACAACTTCTGCAACGGGACGAAATGAATCATTTCCTTGTCAGGCAATTGTTGAATTAACTGCTAATGATTTTTTAGAAGTATGGATAGCAAACGCAACAAACGCTAACAACTTATTGGTCACAGAACTCAATATGATAGTCGAGGCACTTAATTAAAAGGGGTTTATGCTAACAATATTTAAGAACGCAACAAACCACTCACTTATTCTTTCAAACTTTTTATCGACTGGTTTTACGGAAGACCTTTTAACAACTGATTCAATCTATGTTGGTTATTATAAGCCAATAGGTCAGCTATATTTAGAACTCGCCCCTCATCTAGTAGAAAATGAAATATCGGTTGAGTATTGGGACGGCTCAAGTTGGTCGGCAATAGACGTAATAGATAGAACATTTGGTCTGAAAAAGTCTGGTTTCATCACATGGGAACGAAACATAGACGACCAAGAACAACACATTTTAAATGCAGTGGTTTTATTTTGGTATAGAATCAAGATAACCACCAATGACATCACAGACTTTAATCTTAAGGCACTTAATTTAGTGTTCTCAGATGATAATGATTTACTAGAATCATATCCAGACATCATGGAATACCTGCCAGAGGGCAAGAGTTCTTTCGTTGGTTATCATCAATCTGCAAGAAATTACATTCTGACTTACCTTAGAAATAAGGGGAAAACAATCAAGGCAAGAAATGCCTATAAATTATTAGATCAATTTGATCTGCACAACTTCGAAGAGGTCAGGCAGGCATCAAAATACAAAGCACTCTCCATGATTTTCTTTAACGAATCAGATCAGGTTGAAGACAAGTGGTATCAAAAGGCAAAAGATTTTGACCGCCTTTATTCAGAGTCAATTGAATCTGATTTTTTATCAATTGATGAAAATGACGACGGGAAAATATCCTCAAGTGAAGCACAAAAAATTCAATATATTACGGTTCAAAGACTATGAGTTTAGTTGAAGAAATAAAAAATGCCATTGAATCCTACGTGCAAACGTTACTCCCGACGTTTGAAAAAAGCCAATATGTTTGGGATTCATCTTTAAATTCTGACTCAAAGAGTAAAAAGTTCTTCGCAATTAAACCATCATCTGCAAGTTTTGTGTCTGGAACTTGTAGGACAATAACGGTTGAGCAGGAATTTATCTTAGAAATTGGCGACTCGTTTAGGAACAAGAGAGACACTGACCTAGACACCGATGAAAAAATCTATTCAATATATGAAGCACATGAAACAATTTACAAGGCAATCATGAGAGACAACTTTGGGATCGCAAGAGTTCAAGTTGTTTCGGGGTTTTCTTTAGATGCCCCAGTGATTGATAATGAAAATAAAAATGTTAAGATAGAATCAACATTCACCATCAAATATAGAACGGAGTGAAATATGGGATTTGTAGTTAAAGGGAAATCATCAGTATTTTTAAAAGAAGAGGTCACAGAAGGAACATACGTTGCTCCCGTTGCTTCTGATGCAGTGGAAGTTCTCGAAGAGGGAATTGGTTTTGAATATTCAAGAGATGAAATTGAAAGAAATTTACTCTCTGCAACGATAGAAGTTGAAGCATCAAGGCTTGGTCTTAAACAAGTTACAGGTGCGGTTCCAGTGGAATTTAAGGCAGGTAAACTAGAGGGAGATGAGCCAAGAGAACATGAGCTTTATTTATCTCTCTTAGGTGGTCAAAGACAAATTACAAGCGTCACAACGACAAAGACTGGGAACACAGCAACTGTTCTTCAAATTGAAGACGCTGACATTTCAAAATTTACTAAAGGTGATATTGTTTTAGTTAAAGAGGCAGGTGCTTATGAGGTTCGCCCAGTTAGTGCAATTGATGACACTCTTGGCTCTGCTTCAATTACTCTTGCGGTCGCCTTAACTTCTGCCCCTGCAGACAATGTTGAGATTGGGAAGGTAACGGTTTATCATCATTCTGATAACGCCCCTACGTTCTCGGTCACTCATTACATGGGTGGTGCGATTAAGGAAACTGTTTCTGGTTGCCGATCAATCACTGCATCTCTTGAGTCATGGGAAGGTGGTGCGGTTCCTAGCTGGAACTTCTCGGTTGAAGCTCTTGACCTAGATCAAGAGGCAGAAACTCTCCCTACATTATTAACGCCTGACTTTTCAGGTGAAGCACTTCCACCTGTTATTCTAGGAGCCTGTGTTTGGATTAATGGTGTTAAGGTTGCCTATAATTCTTTGACTCTAAACCTTGAGAATACTAAGGCAGAAATTCTTTCAGCTTGTTCACCATCTGGAAAGCTCGCCTCTAGGTTCACTCAGTTCATGGTCACTGGCGAAATTGCTCCATATATGGACGATGACAACGTAAATAGATTTAATGCGTTTAACAATAACGATGACATCTCGGTTTTTGGTTATGCTTATAATCCGACCGCCACGACTGGTGAGTTTAAACAGATTGTTGCGTTTTGGATCCCTCAAGCGAAAATCACAACCATGCCAAATGGGGACGAGGACGGCATCATGACAAACGCAATTTCTTTTAAGGCATACAGAAAAGATGGGGAAGATTCTATCTTTCTCGGGTTCATCTAATTCCCTTGATGATTCCTCCGATTAGGGCCTCACTTCGGTGGGGCTTTATTTTTTGTGATTCATTCACTAAGATTAATTATCGGACAAACAAGGGGAAATAAATGAAAGTGTTATCTTTAAAAGATCGAATCAGACTTACTAGCAAAACAGAAGAAGGTGAAATAAAAGTTACTATTAGGCCATTGTCTAATGCTCAAAAAATTCAACTTGCTTCTAAAACAATTATGGACAAAGGGAATGAAATTCCTGATTTCTCAGAACAGGCATTACTTGCTATTAAGTTTTCAGTCGTAGAGGTTTTAGGGTTAAAACATTTTGACGACTCTGATTTTAAACTAGATTTTGAAAGCGAAGTTTTAACAGATGAATGTGCAGACGACCTTTTAAGTGCATTTCAATCGGCAAATCTACTTGTTCCAATCTATTCATGTGCAAATAAAAACTTATCAGTTGAAGGCGTTGAGGTTGAAGTAAACCCAAAGAATTAAAGACACTGCTTCAATATTTGATTTTTGAGATTCAAAACCTCAATTCAATTACTGCTAAGGAGTATGTGTCATTAATAAGTTCGTTTTGGGCTATTTATTCCCCTGAGTACAATTGTCAAAAATGCATTAAAAAATATTCAGAATCAGCCAGAGATTTAAGGAAGAGTTGTTTTACAAAAAGACAAAAGCCAATTATCTCTTATGAGGGTATAAATTACTACAAATGCCCTTCCAATTGGAGCAATTCTGGGGTTTTTAGGTTAATTGATATGTTTCGCTTTTTCAAAAACGGAATGTTACCATTTGAGGGCGGTCTATTAAATCAACCTGCGAAGTTGATTGATGTTTTTTCTCTTTTTGATAATCTCTTATTTGAGCATCAAAAGGACTTGGAAAAAGAGGCGAAAAAATGGCAGAAGGGACAGTCTCAGTCGAACTCTCGCTCGATGAGCAAAATGCGTTAAGGGCATTAACAAATTTAACTAAAAAATTTGAAGAATTTGGGGACGAAGCTAAAAAGCAGATCACTAAAGTTGATATTTCTTTTGCTGCTTTTGCAGGGAATTTAGCTGCAAATACAGTTTCAAAGGCTTTTGGTGTTATATCAGGAGTAGTTAGTAAGTCAGTTGATGACTTCAGACAATTCACGAGGGTTATAGCAGAAATTAATTCAACTCTCCCGAAAACAACTAAAATAACCAACGATCAATCACTTGCTTTAGCAAAACTATCTGAAAGATTTGGAACGTCAGCAACAGATCAAGCTAAAGGATTTTTTGAAGTAGTTTCAAATGGAGTCGAAGACACTGCAACTGCCTTTAAAATATTAACAAATGCAAATAACGCTGCTCTTTCTGGCCTTGTTAACATTAACACTGCAGCAAGATTAATAACTTCAACATTTAATGCTTATTCATCACAAGGAGTCACTGCTGCACAAGTCACAGATACTTTGGTTGCGGTAACTCAATTGTCTGGTGTTAAGTTTGAAGAGTTGTCTCAGTCAATGGGGAGAGTTACTAACGTTGCAGCTCAGTCTGGTGTTAGTTTTGGAGAACTTGGTGGAACAATTGCGTTCTTAAATGCAAGATCATTAACAACCGAACAAGCCATTACTGGGCTTGCTTCTGCTATTACCAATATTTCAAAACCTACTGCTATAGCAAGGGACGAAGCCAATAGACTTGGAATTGAATTTAATGCCGCAGCCTTACAATCAAAAGGTTTAGTTGGTTTTTTACAAGAAGTTACAAATAAAACTAAAGGTAATGTTGCTTCGATAAGAGCCTTATTTAATGACGTTCAAGGTGCGAACGCAGTTATAGCTATTGCAAGTTCACAGTTTGATAAATATAGAGAGACTGTTGAAAAAGCCACTAATTCCCAGGGTGAAGCTGCAAGAGCCGCAAAAACAATTAAAGAATCCCTAGATTTTAAATTAACAAAAGCAGTAAACGAATTTAATGCTCTTGCAATATCTATTGGTAATTTTTTAATACCCGTAATAGAAAACGCCACTAAAACTCTTTCGCTTTTCAGAGGTATTCTTGATTCTGGGAATGTTTCCATGGATCAAAACAAGGCAAAGTTAAAGTTGCTTGCCGATGAATATAACAAGAACAGTCTTCAAGTTGTTAGATTACAAAACGAAATAAAGTCTTTGAATACAATAGGTGCTGAATCTGGTGCAAAATTAGCACAAGAATCATTGAATAAGGTTCTTGAAAGGCAAAATCAGATATTAAAAGAAAGACAATCAATAAGAGCTGCTCAAACTCAAGAACAGCCTGCTCAACAACCAACAGGGCCAGAACCAACTGTTTCTCAAGATCCAGAAATTCTTAAACAGAAACAGGAATTTTATTTTAAATTAGCTCAGCTAAGAGCAGAGTTTGATTTCAACCAAGCTCAGTTAAACATGGAAAACAAATTATTAACTGAGTTACAAACACAACAAGACCTTGAAAATTTGATTTCAAAAGAACAACAACTAATAAACGCCAAATATCAAGCCGAACAAGAAAAAATTAAACTAATAGTTGATAGTGGCTTGCAACAAATTGCTCAACAAGAACTTACTCAGAGAAAAGCAAACGAGATTCAGCAAAAAGAATTAATGAGAGAAAAGTCTGCGGTTCAGGCAAAAATCGCATTAGAAAGAAATTTTCAAATGCAAAAAGGTCAGATCATGCAACAAGGGTTTACTCTTGCTGCAACTTTGGCAAAAGATGGATCTAAAACTCAATTCTTCATTCAGAAAGCAGGGGCTTTAGCTCAGGTTGCAGTTGCCAGAGGACAAGCCATTGCTTCAATTCCTGCTCAGGTTGCTCCAATTCCTTTTCCTGCAAACTTAGCAGCTGCCGCAACATTAACAACCTATGCAAATATTCAAGCTGCTTTAGGTGCTGCAATAATAGCTGCATCTGCAATCAAAGGGTATAAAGATGGCGGTATAGTTGGAGGAACCTCATTTAACGGGGATAACGTAATCGCAAAAGTTAACTCTGGTGAAATGATTCTTAACAGACAACAACAAACTAAACTATTTAATGACATTAATAACGGTGGAAACTCTGGTAATGTTGTTCAGGCAATTAATAATCTTGGTGATAGAATAGCAAGAATGAACATAATTGTTCAGGCAAACTCTAGAGAGATTGCAAGACTTGTAAGAGATGAGAGAGAGGCAGGATTTGCAGTATGAGTTTAATATTTTATGCAGACAATCTGGTTTATCAATCTAATATTACGGCATCATCTGTTAATGCTCAGTTTCCAGTTGATAATATCAAGGACGTTAGGAGAACAAAAGTTTTCAAATCACTCTCAACTTCTGCTCAAATTGTTTTTGACCTAGGAGACGTAAGAGAGATTGATTCTATTGCCCTTGTAGATTCAGGGGTTGACTCATTTGGGTTTGATTCTCTTGTTGTTGAGATGAGCAATGTTAATAGTTGGGCAACACCGCCATTCCAACAATCGGTCACAATTGATGCGATCAATGGTTGGGCAAATATCTCTCTTCCTTCGGTGGAGAGTTATAGATATGTGAGATTTGTTCTGACAAACACTGGTGATAATGTGGGGGTTTCCAAAGTATTCATTGGGAAAAGTTTTTATAATGAACAAATATGTTTTACTTATCCAATAGATTACAAACAAAGAAATAACGCAACCGTTTCAACAAACAGGTATGGCCAAAAGTTCTTTGATGAAATCTCATCTGCTAAAGAAATCTCTGGAACAATCCCTGCACTAGACAAGACAGAGGTTGAGGAATTGTTTGAATTGCTCGATCTAGTTTCATTTACTAGACCGCTATGGCTCAATTTTAATGGGCTAAATATTATGCTCGACGCTAACAGATTTAATGGGTGCTATTATTTAAAAGAAGACCCAACCGTTTCTCTTGGTGTAGGCAATTTTTGGGACGTTGAATTAAAGTTAGAAGAGGCAATGTAATGAGTACGCTTGTCGTAGATGAACTTATCACAACCCTTGTTCAGGAAATTAAAATTCAAAGACCAATCACATTAGCAGGCTTGAGACCTTGGCTTTATTCACATGATGACCCAAATGGTTCTTTTGATTTTGGAATTTATCGTGACTCAAATCTAGTTAAGAATTTTACGTTCACCGTTGCAGAATTAAAAACCGCAATGGGTGTGACTCAACCATATTTCCATGGTCATTATGCTATCCCAATCACCCCGTTTGTTTTGCCTAGAGGGACTTATGAACTCAGGTTTTCTGGCTCTGGTTATACTTACAACACCAATAAATTTATAGGGTGGTGCAAGGACATTGATCCTCATGGAAAAACCTATGGAACAATTGAAAACTATACTTCAAACCCCTACTCATTTACACTTATTGAATATAAAAATAGGGAGCTTTAATTTATGGCCCTAAAAATAATTACAATTTCGGACGGCTTCGAATCATCATCTGTTCCTGCAATATCTCTTCCAACCGTCGAGAGAGTTCAAACATTTCACTACACATTAACCTCAACGGACATCATTAATGGATATGTTTCCCTGCCTGCGACCATGCTTTTTCCGACTGAAACGGTGCTTTTGTGGCAGGGTATAAATCAAACATACGGGGTTGATTTTAACTGCTCGGTCGATAAGGTTTATCTTTTGTCTCCATTTAATTCATTTTTGCTCAATGGAGATTTTTTAACTATAATTTTTTCATAACTAAGGAAGGGTTTAATAATGGCACAAATAGATAACAGAGGGTTAAAAAGTAACTCGGTCGATGGTGCAAAAATAAGACTGTCAAATAACGAAGCATTAAGGGCAAGAAATTTTGCGGACACTTCTGATGTAAATATTGCCAAGCTAAACATATCAGATGAGTTTGAATTTTTAGTTCTTCCAAAATATTCAACTTCAAATCTCGCCACTGAATCTTATGTAACAACTGCACTCTCTGGTTTTGCCAATGCCTATATCAACAAGGGTGCATGGGACGCTTCAACTAATACTCCAACTCTTGCAAACGGAGTCGGAACAAATGGTTGGGTTTATCGTGCAAACGTTGCAGGAACAGTTGACTTCGGAGCAGGTGATATTGTTTTCGAGATTGGCGATCTTGCAGTTTACAACGGAACAATCTGGGAAAAGTTTGATGTCATTGATAACGAACTTCCCAACTCAACAACCGATGACCTGCTCGAGGGTTTAACAAATTTATATTTCACAGACACAAGAGCAAGAACCGCATCTGTTATTGATGACATGACTGGTTCTGAGACAGATCAGGCACCAAGCGTAAGCTCAGTAAAATTATTTATTGATGCCAACTCAGATAACACTCAGCTATTCACAATTACTTTAACGGGAACAGATATTTCAAATGGATATTTTGATTTACCAGTTGAAGTTGAATCGGTTTTAGATGTGACACCAAAAGGCTTCCCATCTCAGTTCGAAACAGATGATTACACACTAAGCACAGTCTCAAGTGTGACAAGAATAACATTTGCAGGAGATATGCTCTCACTTATTGCAGGCGATAAAGTGAAAGTCATTTATTCAGTCTAATGGCATTAACACAAGACAGGGCGGTTTATGTAACCGCCAATGGAATTAACAAAACACTTAATCAGGCAATCACCGATAACGACATTGGTGGTGGTTCTGGTGAAGCAAATACGGCTTCAAACGTAGGGACTGGTTCTGGTGTTTTTAAAAACAAGATCGGTGTTGATCTTGAGTTTAGATCAATCAAGTCAGGGGCAAACGTAACGGTCACGCAAAATGCAGACGACATAACAATAAGTGCATCAGGTGGTTCGGGTGGTGGTTTCACTGTTCAGGACGAGGGCGTTTCAATTGAATCTGCTCCGACTGTTTTAAACTTCACTGGGCTTGGTGTTGTTGCAACATCAGATGGGCTTGGTAACGTGACAGTGAATGTCTCAGGCGGTGGTGCAGGTGGATTGACTGAAATATTTAACACAGAAGTTCAGGTCTCACCAGTTACTTCAACCATAACTGGGCTTGCGTATTTTAGGGCACCAACAAATCTGACCATTTCCTTGGTGGTGATAACTCTTTTCAACAAGAACGGAATTGCAAGTGGAACACTTGATGTTGATTTAAAAAAGAATACAACACCAGATGATGTTGGAATGACTTCAATTTTCTCAACATTGCCATCTTTTAATTTTGCTACTGATGCCGATTACTCAGAAAAGAGTGGAGCGCTTTCAACAACCGCTCTCTCAACTGGTAATTGGTTAAGGCTTGATGTAACTTCAAACCCTGCAAACTGGGGAGGCACATTCCATGTGTCTGTTTATGCCTAATGAGTTATGAAAATTTCCAAAACCAAACAAGATCACTTAAGGTTGTTCTCGCACACATCGAGTCATTAAAGAAATTTAAAGTTTTTAGTCTTGTTTCTGGTGCAATTTACAAAAGATCAGTTGATTTTTTTGCAATTGGAGCATCGGCAAATGGGGTTGATCTTATTCAGGCATCAAGTTCTGCATTGAATAGCGGAGAATTTTATTTTGACATAGAGGCAAGTGAACTTTTTATAAGATTGTCCGATGATTCAGACCCGTCGTTGGCAGAAATATTTGTAAAATTTAAACACTTCTATTCAAATTTTCCCCAAAATTTACCATTCGATCTTGATTCTGGTTCAGAAGTTTACTATGAGCCTGCCATTACAAGGATAGGTGATCTTAAATTAGAACTAGATTATGAGAACACTGGGATTGCAATTGAATCTGACTCGTCAATAAACCTATTAAATGATTTCTTTATAAATATTTTTGACTCTCACATTTGGGAAAATCAAAGAGTGTCCATTTATTCATGGTCTCCCTCTATTCTCCCGAGCGAATCAAGACTGATCTATAAGGGATTCATAAATAATAAATCATATTCTGAGAATGATGTCGGGTTTAACTTAAGAGACCAACTTTCACAACTAAAGCAAACTATTCAAATGGGGAGGTTCTCATCTTTAGATGGTGAGCTTTCAGCAAATGTCTTGGATAAACCAAAAAGACTTGTGTTCGGAAGGTGTAAACAATTGCGAACGGTCGGGATTGATAAGGTTCTAACTGGTTATCCATTAACGGGGACAATCTCTGGTTCTGCAGACCTTAACTTGTTGACTGGTGTTGCAAGTGGATTGTCTGGTTCAAATATTATAACTGGAACTGGAACTTTATTTCTGACCCAGATTGCATCAGGTGAAAGAATAAAAGTTAAGTATGGAATTTTTGAATATTCCTATACAGTGGACACAGTATTAACGAACACATCTCTTCAAATTAATGGAACAATTTCTGTTTCTTTTTCTAATGCCGAGGCAAGAAACCTAGATGTTCAAAACAATGTGATCAATGGAATCGGAACTGATTTTGTAAATGAACTCTCTCAGGGTGATAAGATTAATCTAGTAGTATTGGGTGAAAAGTTTTCTTTTGGGGTTAAGTCAATTAACTCTGCGACCCAATTATTGATTGATGATTCTATTGAATTAGGTTTTACAAACACATCTGCGACTGTCAGCCCCGTTGTTAATTACAGGGGGAAGAATAGATTTTGGCACGTTGCTGGCCATAAGTTATATGAGTTTCAAACAACCATTACGTCTGTGTTGTCTCCAACAATTATCGAGGTTGCTGACATAGGCGACATTGAGGAGAGTGATTACATTGTAATTGATTCTCAGGTTTATACCGTCACAAATGTTGCGTTCTCTAAAATATCACTAAACCAATCTATTCCGATTACGGTTGTGGCAGGATTTACGGTTACAAAAATTCCAATCGCTATTGCCTATGGTGAAAGTAACGAGTTCATTATAAACAGAGACTTCACAGTTTCAAATATTGATGAGGCAATCATTGAGTTCAACGACCTTGCCGAGTTTAATATTGCTCAGGTTAAAAACCCAATCTTGAATTTTCAATTTTTAAATGGTTCGAATATCGTCACAAGTTTGACAACCATTGTGAACCTGACAACAATTTATAAGCCAAGAGACTGGATTAAGATAAAAAAAGTAGATGCTCCGACTTGGTATGAGATTTTAGAAGTCTCTGAGAACACTTTTAAGATAAGAGAAACATATTCAGGAGCAAATTACACTGGCCTTATTCAAACCAAATCACCAGAATATTTTGGGGACAACTCTTTAATCACTTGTAATTGCCTAGGGTTATCAGATGGCGGTGAATGGATTCGCTATCCTGCACAGGCGGTCAGGTATGTTCTGGGCGAAATGGGTGTCACTGATATAAACGAACAGTCATTTATTGATTCTAAAGAGTCGTGCGAATTTGAGTTAAGTGTTTTCTTCCCAACTTCTATCGGGTCGGAATTACCCGATTGTAGAAAGATAATTGCTGACATAAACAACTCTGTCTTTGGGTCGCTTTATATTGATTCATACTTTAACTTTTCTTATTCAATTTTAAATTCAGAAAAACCAGAAACAATTGAATACCTAGACGACTCAGACATTCTAAACTTTTCAGTCTCAACTAGAAACTCAATAGTCTCAGACATTGTTCTTCAATATCGACCTTTTACTGATATTTATTCAAGCTCAGATGTGTTTGATCAGATTATAAAAGAATCAGACTTTGTGGGGAAAACTTCAAAAATTAAAAGCACCCTTCAAGTTAAATCATATTTATACCACTTAGAGGACGCTCTTGTTATTGCAGAGAGATGGCTTTTCTTTAGAAGTTTAACTCAGTCAATTTTAACACTCAATGCAAAATTAAATCTTGCGTCAAAATCACTTAATGATAAATTAGCGGTCAGGCTTGATAGGCTTTATAAAAGATATGGCTCAAATTCAAACATAAAAATTGGTGTAATTAGTTCAATAACTAAAGACGATTTGGGAGTTCAGGTTAAATTCAATGACATAGGAAACGTGTTTAATCGTGTGCCTGCAATATGCCCAAATGATCAAGTCGATTATTCAACCGCAAGCGATCTTGAAATTGCAAAATATGGTTTTGTGGTTGATAATGATTTTGAGACACCAGACTTAAGTGAGAATGAGCTTGGCAATAATTTAATAGGGTAACGATGGCATATCAACCAATTAATAGTTCTGAGATTGAGGTTGGAAAACCAATAAAAAAAGAACTATTCACAAAGATAAAAGAAAATTTTGAAACACACCAGACGGCAATTTCTGCCCTCGCTCTTGGTGCTTCACCAGTTGAGGTGTTTAATTTTGATGTTGTTAATGCCACTGCCTCACCATCTCTTACTGGGCTTGTTCATCACAAGGCTTTTGTTGGGTTCACTGTTTCAACGGTTGAAATTCAAATCTTTGAAAAGGGTTCAATCACTTCTGGTATTCTTGAGGTTGATGTTAAAAAGAACTCAACTCTTGATGATGTTGGAATGACCTCAATTTTATCGGTCAAGCCTTCAATTAATTTTGCCATTGTTTCAGATTATGCAATCGCTACTGGAACACTTAACCCTGCACTTCAAGAAATTTCTGCAGGTGAATATCTAAGACTAGACATCACATCATTACCATCAATTCCACTCGGAAAATTTCGGGTGATTGTTTACGGAGTTATAGCATGAGTTCAAAACTTATTATTCCTTTTAACTATCAACCATTCTCCGTTTCGGTCAAGACGGGTGCTTACACCATACCTGCAGGATATTATGCTTATGTGACCGCTTCGGTTCAGGGTGCAGACACTTTTTCAATTGGTGGGGTGGTTGCTCTTGCAGGGGTAGCAGGAGTCGCAGGTTCGGGTACGGGAGGTGCATCTGCCGAGGTTGATACCTCAGCAACAAACACAACTGCAATTTTTACTTATACCGTTCCTGCGGGTTATTATTTTTATTATAATAGTTTTACTACAGGATACCCTGCAACGGGGGTATCTTATGAGATTGAGACATACATAAACAGCCAAACAACAAGTTCTGGGCATAATGTTGCTTATAGATCATCTACGGGTAGCGCTATAGTATACTCCCCAGCTCCTATAGCCCCAGGTGGAGTTGCTGGGGTTTATAATGGAATAGTGATTGATGGACAACAAGGGCCATACGGAGCAGGTACCATAATTGGGGTAGATATAAATAACACCTCCTCTCTTTTAAAAAGAATTACTGGAACAATTATAAGACCAAATTCTTTAAGCGGTGGACAATCTGCAGTAGGAATTTCTGGCTCATTTTGGGTTTCTGAAAATACAGCATTAACAACATCTGGTGGTTCTTACACTGTAACTTTATATCCTAATATTTCTTAAGAGGTTTTATGTTTTATCTTTTTCAAAATGATGTTTTAACTATGGTTATAGGAAATAAAATTGGTGATATATTTTATGATTTATTGGCGACAAAACAAAACCTGCCAATTGAACAACTCAAACTAGTTAGTTTTGGGAATTATTCTGCTCTTTTAAATGAAGTTGGAGAAGGTGTAAAAGAAGAAATCTCGCCAGAACAAATAATAATTAAAGATGCTCAGGACAATGTTAGATTTATCGTAACTGGAACAATTTTTGCGGAAGGAAATGTAAAACATTTTCCTTGTTAAAAAATGAATTTTAATGACCAGATAAAACAAATTCTTTATTGGGTAGGACTTGGAATAAGTCTGGT